GGGTACTATGTACATATCAACTAATCAAGGGGTAACAAATGGCTAAAGAAAACATTATCGAACTAAATGGTAAAAAGTATGTTGAATACGACGAGAACAAAAAAGACATTCAACCGGCTGTCGATACCGATCACCTTATCATAATCGCTCAACGTGGTTGGATATTTGAAGGATACCGGGATACTTCTATTACCGACCAAATCGTATTACTAAATGCTAACGTCGTACGTTCTTGGTCGAATGGTAAGGGTATCGGC